AGATGTGCAGGCGGTCGCCGATACGCTTCTCATGGGGCTGGAGTACATCCTCGTAGGGGACAGCCTCGTGCGTGCCACGCGGACGGAGTACGAGGTGCATGATGATGTTCTGCATTTTATGGTGGACTATGACGTGTTTATTCTGCGCGAGCGTGAGAAGGTGCCATATATGATGACACTGACGCAGCGTCAGAAATCGAAAGGATGATAATAATGGCAGAGAAAAAGAGTGCAGCACCTGAGACGCGCTATACGCGCGAGGCGCTTGCTGCCTCGGATAAGTACCGCCCGTTCTGTGATGCACTGATGATCCTCCTTGAGGAAGGCAAGGAGTACACGATCGCGGAAGCGGATGCGGTCATCGAGAAATTTAAGGGTACGCCGGTCGCAGAGGCGACGGTTGGGAAGGAGTGATTTTATGGCACTGGGCGGCGGTACTTGGCTGTTTCAGAATAAGAAACTGCCGGGAACGTACATCAATTTTGTGTCGCGTGTACGCGCGTCTACGGACATCGCGGATCGCGGCTATGCGACCATGCCGCTTGAGATGGATTGGGGGCCCGTCGGCAGCGTGTTCGCTGTGACGGCAGAGGACTTCCAGGAGCGCAGCTTGCCGATCTTCGGCTATGCGTATACCGCGCCGGAGCTGAAACCGCTACGCGATCTGTTCCTCAACCTCAAGACGGGGTACTTCTACCGTCTCGACAACGGAGCAACGGCAGCGGCGTGTGCAATCGCACGCGCGAAGTATCCGGGCAAGCGTGGAAATGACATCACGGTCTCTGTGACGGCGAATGTCGATCACACAGATGCGTTTGATGTGACGACATATATGACCGTCGAGGGCTCACCCGCGAAGGTGGACGAGCAGAAGAACGTGAAGGCATGGGCGGACGTTGCGGACAACGACTATGTGGCATGGATTCGCACGGGGAATCTCGAGGCGAAGGCGGGCGAAAAGCTGACGGGCGGCACAAATGGTGCAGCGGTCACGGGGCTTCAATATCAGAACTACCTCGACGCCATTGAGCCGTACTATTTCAACATCATGGGATACGCGGGCTCGGATGTGACGATTCAGCAGCTTCTCATCCAGTTTACGAAGCGGATGCGCGAGGCGACGGGGGCGAAGTTCCAGCTCGTCATCCACGGACGCGAAAATGTTGACTATGAGGGCGTGATCTCGCTCAAAAACGCTGTACGCGACGAGGGCGCACAGCCGGGCGCAGCGGTCTACTGGCTGACAGGCGCGGAGGCGAGCTGTGCGGTCAACGCATCGTGCACGAACAAGTCCTATGACGGAGAGTACCGCATCAACACGAACTACAATCAGACGGAGCTTGAGCGGGCGATGGTATCGGGCATGATGATGTTCCATAACGTCGCTGATGCAGTCTCGGGCGATGTGGTCGGCAGGACGAACATCCTCAGCGACATCAACACGCTCACGAGCTTCACGAAGCAGAAGAACGAGGATTTCGGGCTGAATCAGGTCATCCGTGTGCTTGACCAGATTGCCATTGACGTGGCGCGCCTCTTCAACCGTGTCTACCTCGGCAAGGAGCAGAACGATGAGGACGGGCGCATCGCTCTCTGGGGCGATATTGTTGCCCTCCATAAGGAGTATCAGCGCGTGCGTGCCATTCAGAATTTCGATTCGAAGGACGTGCCGATTCCGACGCAGGGTGAAAAGAAGACTGACGTGCTCATGAACTACTCTGTGCAGCCGACGTGCTGTATGGAGAAACTCTACATGCGCATCGAGGTCGCATAAAGGAAGGAGTGAAAATCTATGGCAGAGGCAATTAACGCGATCCGTACGATGCACGCAAAGGACGTGATTTCGGCGAAACTCGCGAACGCCTATGTAACGATCGGCGACGAGCGATATTTGCTCTTTCAGGCAAAGAATCTCGAAGCAAAGTTTGAGAAGGAGAAATCCGAGGTCGCGATCCTTGGGCGTACATCCAAGGGGAATAAGTCAACGGGTGTGAAATACACCGGCAATATGACGATCTACAAGAATACGGCACTCTTTGACAAGATGCTGCTCAAGTACAAGTCTACCGGTGAAGATACCTATTTTGACATCCAGATTACGAACGTTGACCCCACCTCGGCGGCAGGCAAACAGGTGACGATCCTCAAGGATTGTAACATCGATGGCGCTGTGATTGCGAGCTTTGACGCAGATGGCGAGTGGCTCGAACAGGACATTGACTTTACGTTCGAGGACGTGGAGGAGCCGACGCAGTTTAAGATGCTTGACGGGATGCAGTAAAGGAGAATGACAATGGAAAAAGAGAATTTGCAGGCATTTCTTGCTGAGAATGTAATCAAGCCCGCGTGCGTTGAGTATGTGGCATCGAAGCGCTTCCCGGGAGAGAACGGTGAGCCTGTCGCGTGGAAGATTGTACCAATCTCAAACGATGAGAACAAGGCAATCTCTGACCGCTGCCGCAAGAAGTCATTCGTCCCCGGAACGCGAGAGACACAGATCCGCTTTGATCAAGACCAGTACGTGAATGACCTCATCTGTGCATGCGTGGTCTACCCGAACCTCAACAGCGCAGCTCTCCAGGAATCCTACAACGCCGTCGGAGCGGGCGAGCTCGTACGGCTCATGTTGACGCCGGGTGAGTATCAGGATCTCTTCCAGGCGGTCATGCAGGCGAACGACTTCGACGCCGGCATGGATGAGAAGATCAAAGTCGCAAAAAACTGATCAACGGGGGCGAGTTTTACGCCAGCATGGCATATTACGCGCTCCTGAAGTTTCACATTCTGCCGCATGTCCTGTTTTCACTGCCCGAGAACGAGCGTGCATTTATCTATGCTGCGATCTCGGTCAAGGCGAAAGCAGATAAACAGGCGGCGGCCAAGGCAAAACGCAAATAGACGGCATTATGGAGGCCGCTTCATCAGCGCGGAGCGGTTTTCTTATGCCAAATTTAACGGAAAAGAGGGAGCACATGGCTACAATCAAGCAGATGTTTGAGCTCATCGACGGCGTTTCCCCAGTGCTCAACAAGATTGAGCAGACGGTGGATAAGACCATCGGACGATTCGACCGTGCGGCAAAAGCCGCCTCCGGGATGGAGACGGCTGCAGCTGTCGGGGCAAATGGGCTGCGCGTGGGCGCTGAACGCGCTGCGAGTCCCGTCCACACACTTGGCGGACTCGTGGATGGATTGAATGACAAACTGCGAGGCGTTGGTGATGGTATTCGCGTGTCCGTTGAGCGTACGATCTCACCAGCACAAAGGCTTAGCGGTTTGATTGATCGGCTCCGCTATAATCTGCGAGACATCAGGACGGCGCCATTTAGCAGCATCAGGGCAGGTGTTTCTGGTCTGGCGGGGGATCTCGTTCTCGCAGCAAAGGCTGCCACTGCGATGGGAGTTTCCGGGGGGCTCGGCACAAACGCCATACGACTGGGCGCGGAACGTGCTGCGTTCCCGATTTATATGCTTACTGGACTTATTGATGGACTGTCGCAAAAAGTGAAAAATGTCGGCAATGGAGCGTTTCGAGGTCTCAAGGAGGGGCTTTCCGGGATGGTCGGGCAGTTCGCACTTGCGACCATCGCGGCGAATGCGTTTATGGCGGCGCTCAGTTACATCGCAGGAATCCCCGAACGCCTTGTGCGTGCAAGTGATGCTTATGCGGGCGTACAGGCGCGTTTGCGCATGGTCGCGGGGGGCATTGAACAAGCCGCAGAGATGAATGATCTCATTTATGCCTCAGCGCAGCGGGCACGCGGCAGCTATGAACTGATGGCAGATTCTGTGTCAAAGATCGCCATGACCGCGAAAAAGGCGTTCCCTGATGCACGCGACGTTGTTCCGTTCATGGAGGGAATTCAAAAGCTCTTTGTCATCGGTGGCACGGAGGTAGAGCAGCAGAAGAACGCCATGCTGCAGCTGACACAGGCACTCGGCTCGGGCAAGCTGCAGGGCGATGAATTCCGCTCCATCGCGGAGGCCGCGCCGCTCATACAGAAAATGGTTGCTGCTTATATGCAGATCGACGAAGGGCAACTCAAGGCAATATCGAGCGAGGGCAAGATCACCGCCGATATTCTCCGCAACGCCATCCTCACGAATCTCGACCTCATCGAGGAACAGTTCGGCAGTATGGGGCGCACGTGGGAGCAGAATATGCAGGTCATCGAGAATGCTGGGCAACGTGCCTTTGCGCCGGTGTTCAAGGTGATTAACGATCTCGCTAACAGTGCAGCAGGGCAGGCATTTGCGAATGCGGTTGTCTGGGGTCTGCATATCGCGGCGACGGCAATCCTCGGTGTGATTAACGCCGTAGTCGGACTCGGTACGGCTGTGTATCAAGTCGGCAGTTATGTCGGTTCCTGGCTCGGTGCAGGTTTTTCGATTGCGTATCAATATCTCGAGGCATTCTTTGACCTCGCAATCGCAGGACTTGCCATCTATGCAGGGTACTGGGTTGCGACTAACGTGCTAATAGACGCCCATGTACTCTCTGTGGCAGCGGCTACGGCAATGCAGTGGGCGATGAATGCCGCGAGTGCCGCACACTCTGCACTCCTGTGGGTTATCAATCTGCGTATGGCTCTCGTCACTGCGGCGACCACCGCATGGACCCTCGTCACAGGTGGACTCACTGCAGCTTGGCGAGCACTCAACGTCGTCATGTATATGAATCCGATTGGGCTCGTCATCGGGCTTGTGCTCGTGGCCATCGGCGTATTCACGGCATGGATCATGCATACGTACGGACTCCGTAACGCTTTGGCGAGTGCATTCAGCGCGATGGCGGGAATCGTTGCCAACGCCGTGAACTTCATGATCGACAGGATCAACAATCTGATCCAGATGATCAATAAAGCGGCAGAGGGTATCAACGGACTATTCGGTACCGGCATCGGCATGGTTGGAGAGATTTCCTATCGTGCCGATCCAGGACAGTGGAGCAAGGATGCAGAGGATTTCGTTCAGAATTTCGACATCCACAATTATCTCCCCGGTGTGCCCGAAGGCTTGACGCCAAGCGCTGCGCCATACGTGCCCGGAAACGCCATGCCATACGAC